AATTCTTCTACAGATGCAACTATAGCCTGGAGTGCAGCTAATGATAATTTTGTGTTCTCACATGAAGTAGTTGCTCCAAGTTTAGATATATCAGGTAATGTAGATATTGATGGCACATTAGAAACAGATGCATTAACTATTAATGGTACAGCTTCAGTTCCTTTTGAATCTGCTGACCATAGTAAATTAGATGGTATAGAAGCAAATGCAACAGCAGACCAAACTGCTTCTGAGATTAGAGCATTAGTTGAAGCAGCAACAGACTCAAATGTATTCACAGATGCTGACCACACTAAACTTAATAATATTGAAGCCAATGCTACAGGAGACCAAACTGCTAGTGAAATAAAAGCTTTATATGAAGGTAATTCAGATACAAATGCATTTACTGATGCAGATGAAAGTAAGTTAGATGGTATAGAAGCAAATGCTACAGCAGACCAAACAGATGAAGAAATACAAGATATAGTAGGTGCAATGCTTACTGGTAATACTGAAACAGGTATTACTGTCACATATCAAGATGGAGATGGCACAATAGATTTTGTTGTAGCATCTCAGACAGATGAAAACTTTACAACAGCAGACCATGCTAAATTAGATGGTATAGAGGCTGGAGCTACTGGCGACCAAACAGCAGCAGAAATTAGAGCATTAGTAGAAAGTGCTTCTGACTCTAATGTTTTTACAGATGCTGACCACACTAAATTAAATGGTATTGAAGCCAATGCTGATGTTACAGACTCAGCAAATGTTGGAAGTGCTTTAACAGGATTCAGTACAACAACTGATGCAACATCAACAGACTTAGTAGCTTTCTATGATGTCTCAGCAGGGGCATGGGAAAAAGGAACTATAGAAGATGTAGCTTTACAAGGTGATAAAGGTCAAAAGGGACAAAAAGGTGAAGTAGGTCAGAAAGGACAAAAAGGTGAAGTAGGTGCTACAGGTTCTGGTGGAGCTACAGGTTCTAAAGGACAAAAAGGTGAAGTAGGTCAGAAAGGACAAAAAGGTGAAGTAGGTAACACAGGTTCTACAGGTAATGATGGTTCTAAAGGACAAAAAGGTGAAGTAGGTAATGATGGTTCAAAAGGACAAAAAGGTGAAGTAGGAGCTACAGGTAATAACGGTGCTGCTGGTGCTAAAGGACAAAAAGGTGAAGTAGGAGCTACAGGAGACAAAGGTCAGAAAGGTGAGGCTGGTGTTGATGGTGCTGCTTCAGATGGTACTAAAGGACAAAAAGGTTCTAAAGGTGAAGTAGGAGCTACAGGTTCTAAGGGACAAAAAGGTGAAGTAGGTGCTACAGGTAATGATGGTAATGATGGTAGTAACGGTTCTAAGGGACAGAAAGGTGAAGTAGGAGCTAGTGGTAGTAACGGTTCAAATGGTTCTAAAGGACAGAAAGGTGAAGTAGGAGCTACAGGTTCTAAAGGAGAGAAAGGTCAAAAAGGACAAACAGGTTCTACAGGTTCTGCTGGTAATGATGGTAATGACGGAAGCAAAGGTCAGAAAGGTGAGAAAGGCCAGAAAGGTGAAGTAGGAGCTACAGGTTCTAAGGGACAAAAAGGTGAAGTAGGAGCTACAGGTTCTAAAGGCCAGAAAGGTGAGAAAGGTCAGAAAGGTGTAAAAGGACAAGAAGGAAACTTTGGTGGACAAACATTTGCTTATGACTTTGATACAGGTACTTCAGATGCAGACCCAGGTAATGGTGAGTTAAGATTAAATAACGGTACTGTATCTAGTGCAAGTATATTATATATTGATGACCAAGATTCAGGTGGTACTGATATACAAAGTTATCTAAGAACTATTGATGATAGTGATTCTACTATTAAAGGTCATGTAAGAATATCAAATAAATTAGATGCTTCAGACTTTGCTCTGTTTACAATTAGTGGTTCTATAACAGAAGCTTCAGGATATTTCAAAGTTCCTGTAGGTTATGTAAGTGGTTCAGCATCTTCATTCTCAAATGGTGAAGACTTAATTGTAACCTTTGCAAGAACTGGAGACCAAGGTGATAAAGGTCAAAAAGGTGAAGTAGGTTCTACAGGCTCTACTGGTTCTAAAGGACAGAAAGGTGAAGTAGGAGCTACAGGTTCTAAAGGTCAGAAAGGTGAAGTCGGCTCTACTGGTTCAACAGGTGCTAAAGGAGAGAAAGGCCAGAAAGGTCAAACAGGTGCAACAGGTGGGGCTGGTAACGATGGTAATGACGGTTCAAAAGGACAAAAAGGTGAAGTAGGTGCTGCTGGTAATAATGGTACTAACGGTTCTAAAGGACAGAAAGGTGAAGTAGGTGGAACTGGTGGAACAGGAGACAAAGGTCAAAAAGGACAAGCAGGCTCTAATGGTTCTAATGGTACTAATGGTGATAAGGGTCAGAAAGGTGAAGCAGGCTCTAATGGTTCTAACGGTTCTAAAGGAGAGAAAGGTCAAAAAGGACAAGCAGGTAGCAATGGTACTAACGGTTCTAAAGGACAAAAAGGTGAAGTAGGTGCTACAGGGTCTAAAGGCCAAAAAGGTGAAGCAGGTACTAACGGTTCTAACGGTTCTAAAGGTCAGAAGGGTGAAGTAGGTGCTACAGGTTCTAAGGGACAAAAAGGTGAAGCAGGTACTAATGGCTCTAATGGTTCTAAAGGACAGAAAGGTGAAGCAGGTACTAACGGCTCTAACGGTGATAAAGGTCAGAAAGGCCAGGCTGGTAATAACGGTAACAACGGAACTGATGGTGACGATGGTGCTAAAGGTCAAAAAGGTCAAAAAGGTCAGACTGGTGGTGGTGGAGCTACTGGTGCTAAAGGTCAAAAAGGTGAACCAGGCTCTAACGGAAGCAATGGTTCTAAAGGACAGAAAGGTGAACCAGGTGGTACAGGTGGCACAGGGGCTAAAGGTCAGAAAGGTGAACCAGGCTCTAACGGAAGCAATGGTTCTAAAGGACAAAAAGGTGAACCAGGTGGAACAGGTGGTACAGGTGCTAAAGGACAAAAAGGTGAACCAGGTGGCACAGGTAGTACAGGTCAGAAAGGACAAAAAGGTGAACCAGGTACTAATGGCTCTACTGGTGCTAAAGGTCAGAAAGGACAAAAAGGTCAAGCAGGTGGAACTGGTGGAACAGGTGCTAAAGGTCAGAAAGGTGAGCCAGGTGGCACAGGTGGCACAGGGTCTAAAGGACAAAAAGGTGAGCCAGGTGGCACAGGTGGTACAGGGTCTAAAGGTCAGAAAGGTGAAGCAGGTGGATTTAGTACAAACTCAAATGCTCAAGTTAATAGCTTAGGTATCGGAACATCAGGTTCAGGTACAGCAGGTGAAGTTAGAGCAACTAATAACATTACAGCTTTCTACTCTGATGAAAGACTAAAAGACTTTGAAGGTACTATACCTAATGCTCTAGAAAAAGTATTAGCTCTAAGTGGTTACTACTTTAAAGAGAATGAAACAGCTAAAGAACTTGGTTATGAAAATGACAGAAGACAAGTTGGTGTATCAGCTCAAGAGGTGCAAGAAGTATTACCAGAGGTAGTAACAGAAGCTCCTATTGACGATAAATACCTAACAGTATGGTACGACAAGTTAGTTCCACTTCTTATAGAAGCTATTAAAGAATTAGCAGAAGACTCACATCCTCCAAAAGGATTAGGAGATATGGAAGGATATGACGAACTGTTAGCAAGAATAGAGGAGTTAGAAAACAATGGCTAAAACTATGCAAACAGTATTTGTAATACATACTCCAGAAGGAAGTAATCAGGAAACTACAGCTATTGTAACTTACGATGATGGAACACAAACATATTGGAATAAAGATAGCGATAGAAGTGTTTTAGATACACACACTAAATCTATATTAGATGCTTTTTTTAATGGAATAAGTTAATGGCAATAAGTGGAGCAGGACAACAAAAATCATTCTCAGATTTACAAACTGAGTTTGGTGGTTCTCATCCTATAACTATGGGTGAGTATGCTGCTTTTAGAGTATCAGGTTCTGGTAATACTATTGACATGGATGACTTTGCAGGTGCAGAAGCATTTGCTTTTGATAATCCATCAGTAGATTTAGATTTACCTAACAATGCTTTAGTATCTACAGGAAGTTCATCAGGTACTGCTAATGGTATAGCTGTTATAGGTTTTGCTTTTCAACCAGCAGATAATAGAATTAGAATGAGACATGGTAAAGGTAATAATACTACACCAGTAACTTTTAGTTATTTAAATTTAGATTATTCTGGTGCTGACCCTGACCAAGTAGAAGTACAATTAAACTGGACAGCAGTTCAATTAGGTACTGGTACATTTAATAATGGTAGTGGTGCAACATCTGGTAATTATAATCAGATAGCAAAACAAACTACAAGTAGTGATAGTGGTTCATTTACTGGATATATATGGTCTGCTCAAAAAGATACATCACAAGGATTTGGAACTGCTTCTTTAGATGCAGGAGCTTTATCATCAAGTGGTGTAGCTTTAACATTTAGATTTAGAGCAAAAGATTCAAGTGGTAATGTCATAGCTACATCTAGCTTAAGTAACAGCGAAACTATTTATGTTGCTGGTACAAGAAGCTTCGGTGGTGGAGGTGGAGGCCCTGGTGGAGGCTTTGAGCCTTAATACCAGGTATGTTACAATCTCTACATGAAGAAATTAGTAATAAGTTTAAAACGAAGAACAGATAGAAAGAAACAATTTTATAAAAATAATTTAAATAATTATAAATTTATAGAAGCAATAGATTATAAAAGACTTGATAATTTTATAGTCGATGAGGAGTTTAGAGACCCTTTTCAAAATAGACAAGTCTTACGAAGCGAAGTAGCATGTTTCTTATCTCATAAAAAAGCATGGTCAACATGTTTAGATTTAGATGAGCCTGTTATTATTTTAGAAGATGATGCAGTAATAAATCATAATTGGGATGAAGACTACTATAAAACTTTAATAAATAAATACGATTTTATATACTTACAAAAAAACGAGAACGAACCTGATAAAGTTATAAGTATAGACGATAAATTGGAAATACCTTCTTATCCTTATAATTTAACAGGCTACATAATTAAACCTTCAACGGCAAAAATTTTATTAGATAACATAGATAAAATTATTCCTGCTGATGAATATGTACCTAAATTAATAAAGGAGAAAATTTTGAATAACGTAGTTTCATTAAAAGAAGATTCTTGTAATCAAATGTCTAGAGACGTAAGTCCAAGTGATATAGAAGTTCCAGCAGGTATTGCTAGAAACTTTACAGTACATCCTATAACTGTAGGAACAGATAGGAAAAAATGTAATAGATTATATACAAGTGCTAGAAGTTGTGGCATAGATGTAGTTAATCTTGGTAACAATGTAGAGTGGCAAGGAACTGACATGGTAGGCCCAGGTGGTGGACATAAAGTAAACTTGTTAAGAGAATATATCAACAAGTTACCAGACAATGATGTAATTTTATTTACAGATGCATACGATGTTTTTTATGCAGATAATTTAGAAACTATTACAGAAAGATACTTAGGATTTAATTGTAAGGTTTTGTTTTCAGCAGAACAATATTGTTGGCCTGATGCAGATTTAGAACATGTATTTCCAGATGCCCCAACTAAATATAGGTTTTTAAATAGTGGGACATTTATAGGTGAAGTAGGTGAGCTTAAAAAAATACTAGCAACTGATTCTGTAGATGATGATGGAGATGACCAGTTATATTATCAAAAGATATTTTTAAGTGGTGAGTTTGATATACAACTAGACTATGAAGGTTATATATTCCAAACACATGAAGCAAATACTACAATGTTAGATGGTCAGTTATTTAATCCTGTAACAAATTGTTGTCCATGTATTTATCATGGTAACGGTGGTGACTTAACAAAGAAAAAGTTTGAACAATTATATGATAGATTTATACCACCCACTAAAGATTTATTCTTTTGGTCAGGTAGAGACTACGAAATTTTAGATGACGACATATTGCTTGTTGACTTTATGACACAAGACCAATGTGAAAGAATGATTGAAATAGCTGACAATCATGGAGGATGGGGTTCATTAGAATATGATAAGTTCCCAGCTCAAGAAATAAGATTAAAAGAATTAGGTTTGTGGGATGAATTAAAAACTCATTGGGAAAAAAACATAGTTCCAATTATAGAAAGTTATTGGAAGCCTATGGAAATGTATGGACTTAGAGATGCATTTGTAATGAGATACTCAGTAGATACACAAAAAGAATTACCTTTACATACTGATGCTAGTTTAGTTACAGGAAGTATAAAACTAAATGATGACTACGAAGGTGCTGATTTAGTTTATCCTAGACAAAACTTTAGTAATAAAGATATACCTGTAGGAAAATGTATATTGTTTCCTGGAATGGTAACACATGGTCATGCATGTCAACCATTAAAGAAAGGAGTTAAATACAGTTTTACTATATGGACAAACAGATACCCTGGGGACGGTATGTAAAATGGAAGACATGTACTTTTTTTGGAACATAGTTTTAACTTTAGTTGTAGCACCTATAATTTTTGCTATACGTAAAAACGAAACAGAAGCAAAGAGGATAGATATATTGTTAAATAAAACTAGAGAAGAAATAGCAAAAGACTATGTTACAAAACAAGAAGTAAAAGAAGATATGACTATATTAATGGAGAGAGTAGAAAAACTACATGAAAAAGTAGATAAGTTATTCGAGGTGAAATAATGGCAAAAAATAAATCAAAAAGAAAAAGAGCCAAAGCAAAAAGAAATGATTACAGGCGAGGTGGTAATGTTAGGTTACAAAGAAATGCACCACAAAGACCAGATATACCTATATCAATAGGTGGGCCTGGTGGTGGAAGACCAATAGAAAAAGAACCTATAGCAGTCGGAAGACCTGTACCTCCTCCTCAAGGAAAACAACCTACACAGCCTGCTCCTGTACCTCTATCTTCTGGCCCAGGATTTACAACTGGAACTGATGTAAGAAATAGACAAGGCTATCAAGATGCACAAGACAGAGATGATTTAGACATGGCAGGTGGCCAAGCAGGTATCTTTGGTCGTAGAGGAGGTCAACAACAAAACGGTGGTTCACAAAATGGAGGTGGTGGACAAGAGCCTGAACCTCAAGAGCCACCAAACGGTGAAGCTACTATAGTAGTAGGTGGATTTATATATAGATGGAATGGTTTTAGATATGTCAACACAGGTCAAAGAGCTGGAGATGATAGTGGTGGTGGCGACAATGGTGGTGGCGACAACGGTGGTGGTAATGAAGGTGGTGGTACTTCTATAGACCCAGACCCATTATCAAACATGTCAGATGCTCAGAAAAAAGCAGCCTTTGAAGCTGAAAGAAGAACACGTAATGTTTTAACAGGAAGAAGTGCAGGCGATATAGCTTCAGGTAATATCCCAGAAGGTACTGTTCCTGTTCCTACAGTAATGGGTATCAATAGAGAAGGCACAGAAGCACCTATTGTTGAAGCTCCAGAGGCAGGTCAAGCAAGTACATTTGATATAGACCCAACACCAGAAGAAACTGTTAGTCAGGTAGAAGAAGTAAGAGAAATAAAACCAGCTAGAGAAGTTACAACTACAGCAGTACCTACAGATACAGTAGAGCAAGCTGCTCAAGTAAGAGCTGCTCAACAAGATAAAGAAGAACTTAGATTAGCAGAGGCTGCTGACGTAGCTGATGTTACTCCAGTTGCAGATGTAGATGTTGTTGTTGAACCAGGAGCTGTTGCTCAACAAGTTACAGGTACATTAAGTCCTGGAGCAAAAGCAAGAATTGTAGAAAATACTGGTACTAATTTAGCTAGAGTTACTAGAGCTAAAAAACAATTAGCAAATGCTGGTTTAGAAGAAGGAGCTATACAAGAATTAGGTAAAGACCCTGAGACTCTTGAAGCTAGGCTTACAGATTTTACAGAAGAAGAAAGAGGTATTATTGAAGGATTACCTGAAGAAGCTTTAGTATCTAATCAACTTGAAAGTCTTTTAACTGGTATAGAAGAGGGTGAGATTCCAACATGGGCTAGGCCTGCTGTTGCAACTGTTGAAGCTATGCTTGCTAAACGAGGATTACAAGCTTCATCAGTAGCTAGAGATGCTTTAGCTAATACTATTATTCAAGCATCTTTACCTTTAGCTCAAGCAAATGCACAAGCTATACAGGCTAGTGTAGCTCAACAAAGAAATATAGAAGCTGCTGTATCTGAGGCTAATGCTCAAAGACAACAACAAACTGTATTAAAGAATGCAGAAAATGTATTTAAGATGGACACAGCTAATATGGCTGCTGAACAACAAACTGAACTAGCTAATAGTAAGTTTTTCCAAACAGTTAGCTTGACAGAATCTAATCAAGAACAACAAGCAGCAGTTTTAAATGCAACTAATATTGCAAGAGCTGATTTAGCTGAAGCTGACTTTTATCAGAAAGCACAAATAGAAAATGCAAAAAATTTCTTAGCTACTGATATGTCTAATTTAAATAATAGACAGCAAGCAAATGTTATTAAAGGTCAATACGAACAGCAAAGACTGTTAAGTAATCAAGCAGCGATAAATGCTATGGGTCAATTTAATGCTACAAACGATAGACAAGCTCAACAGTTCATGGCACAGATTGAAACACAGATTAGACAATACAATGCAGGTTATATAAATGCTACAAATCAATTCAATGTTCAAGCTCAGAATGCTGCTGAAGCTAGAGATGCTCAAAGAATAACAGATGTTAATAAAGCTAATGCTGCAATTATGAATCAAGTAGAGCAGTTTAATGAACAGTTAAATTATAATAGACAACAATGGAATGCTGCTAATGAGCAAGCAGTTATAAATTCAAATATAGATTGGAGACGAAGAGCTAATACTGCTGATACGGCTGCACAAAATGCAGTTAATCAACAAAATGCTCAGAATGCTTTTGGGCTTACACAAGCTGCACAATCTTTCTTATGGCAAGAGTTGAGAGACCAAGCTGACTATGACTTCAGATGGGCTACTGACACAGCTAACAGAAAGGTACAAGCAATGATGTCAGCAGCAGGAGCAGAAGGAGATGCTGCAAAGAACTGGGGTCAGAACTTTAGAACAGCATCAAGTGTCATCAATGGTCTATCATTAGGATAATAAAGGAGAAAAGAAATGGGATTTCTAAGTAAAGTATGGAAAGGCCTTAAAAAAGGTGTAAAAAAAATAGGTAAAAGAATTAAGAAAACTTTTAAAAGTGTTATGAAAGGTATTGGCAAACTAGGAATAGTTGGTCAAATAGGTATGATGTTTTTAATGCCCTATGCAATGGGAGCTGTAGGAAGCCTGTTTGGAACGGCAGGCAAGTTAGCCACTTGGTCTACTAAACTACTTGGCCCAAATGCAAACTTCTTTCAAAAAGTTTTAGGTAAAACTCTAGAAGCTGTTAATGTTGGTGGTACTTGGATTAAGAATGCATATACAAGTGTAAGTACAGCTATTACTAATGGTATGGATAGAGTAGGAAACTTTTTCAAAGGTAAAGGATTTACTTTAAGTGAAGGTAGTACGTCTGTTTTCTCCAAAGACTTTTCATCTTCTTTAGATACTTTACCAACTCAAGCAGGAATTAAGTCTGACCAAATTCAAGCTCAACTATCTGAGACTATTCCGAGGGCTTTGGATAAACCATTGAACTTCAATAAAGACAACTTAACTTATGAACTACCTCCTAAGAAACCAGGTGAAATAAGACTTCCAAGTGATTTTGGTAAAACAGGAGAGCTTACTAGAGGTATGGGTTTAGAATTAGAAACTAACGAGCTGTTTAAAAACGTAGCAGCAACAGATAAGCAGATGTCTGATATTTTAGGAACAGATGCAATAGGTGACATAGCTGCTGGTTCAGATGTTTTAAGTAAACAAGCACAATCTTTACTTGCTCCGAAAGACCAAGGTTTCTTTGAAAAGATTAATATATTTGATAAAGACTCTGCAATTAGACAAGACATTGCAAAGTTTGATTTATATGATGCAGCAAAAGGAAAAATAAATGATGGTCTTATGAGTGGTCTTGAGAGTAGAGCTTATGAAGCTGTAGGTGTAGATATGAACCCTAACGTTACTTACAATACAATAAGAATACCAAACATTATGGGTATTGGTAGTTCACCTACAATTAGTTTAGGAGAGATAAATCAATTCTCAGCACCAAGAGGTAACTCATGGCAAGCTACAAATATGTATTCAACAGGTATTTTAAATGATATTTTAAATAGAGATGCTGGACAAGACTGGAGAAACTGGATGAATAGTTTTGCTTTACAAAACTCTACTAATCCAGCAGGTGCTAGTGGTTCAAACTTACCAGCATATTAAGGAGTAAAATTGTGATAAAAAGACAACCAGGCGAAGAAATGAATCCAGAAGCTGTAGAAGCTTTTTCAAGTAGAGGTTATCCAATACCAGGACAGTCTTGGACACAACCTGTAGAAGAACGAAGACCTTTTGAAGGTAAACCTGACTTTACAGATATGAGAGAAGCTTTAGAAGCTACAGCTTTAGAATTACTTGATGAAGAAAACTATGTACCTATTGTCCTTGCTATGGGTGATGGAGTTCCAGTTATGGACTTAGCTTTACAAATAGGTTACGTAGGATTTAGAGATGGAAGATGGAATCCTGATTTAATGTTGATGTTACTTGAACCATTTGCATATTTACTTATGGCTCTTGCTGAAAAGTCTGGAGTTAAGTACAGAATAGACTCAGATGATGTCGGTGCTAATTTAGATATGGACGATGGTGATGCTGATGAAGAAGAAGCAATGTTAGTAGAGAAAGCAAAAAATGTTGCTCAAGTTGCTGCAAGAAAAAAAGTAAGAGAAGCTGGTGGAGTTCCTGACGGAGTTTTACCTACTGAGATAGTAGAAAAAATAGAAGCTTTACCTGAAGTAGGATTGTTGGATAGGCAACCAGAAGAAATGGTAGAGCCTGATAATGACAGCTTATTAGCTAGAGGAGAGGACGAATAATGGCATTATATGATGATGGTGGTGTAGAGTTTGCTAAACAAACATTTGACACAGCACGTGAAAGAGGAATAGAACAAGCTAAAAAAGCTGAAGAAGAAGGCTACAAAAAAAGTCTAATTAGAGGATTACTAATAGAACCTGCTATTGGAGGTATTTTTGGAGAAGTTAGAAATGCTTTTGAAAGTAAACAACAATCTTTACAAGATAAAAATATACCTATGCGAACTTATCTTCAAAGTTATTTATCTAATCAACAAGGTCAAAGACAAAGTTTAGAATACAATAAAGAAAGTAATCCAAATGGATTTATTGTAAATGGTAATGTAGATATACAAAGACTGCAAAATTATATTGCAGCAGATTTAAGAACTAGATTACAAGATGAAAGTTTTGGAGGAGAGTTTACTAATTTAAATCCTGTACAATTAGCTTCTTATATTACTTCAGAATCTAGAAACCAAGCTAATAAATTAAAAGACTATTATCAAAATTTATATAATGAAAGTATGGAAGTTCCTGATATGGAAACAATACTAAGTGAGTTTGATAAATGGAATAGTAGAGAAAATCCTAAAGATGTATTTGGTAGAATTACCAAAAGTGTAAGAGGTTTATTAGGTACAGAAACAGAAGAAACTATAAACTTTAAAAACCTTGAAGCCCACGAAAACTTACGTTTAACATTAGGAGAGGCAACAGCAAAAGAATTAATAGACTTAAAAAATGCTGTTAGTGCATACGATGCAGCAGCTACAGACCAAGGTAGTAGATATAACATTGATGGCTTAATAGAAAAGATAAGAGCTAACATAGGTAAACCACCTTCAGAAGGAGGTATTGGAGGGAAGCCTATAGAAGGCACATTCCAAATTAAAGATAGAACTTACGTTAGTGGTGGTGATGAGTATACATATCAAGAAGGACAATATATGACTTATGGCCCAGATGGTATTCCTAGATTAGCTAATGCTGGTGTAAATGAACCTGTAAGAACTAAAGTAGAAGAGATTACACCTCCTAGTGAGGCTGCTATAAAAGCTGGTGAGTCAGCTATGATGTTGGTTTTAACTGATGGTTCTAATCCTGAAATGAATAAACTTTATGAAAATGTAATTAAAGGTAAAGGACGAACTACAACTGATGCTCAAAATACTGTAAAAAATTATGGTCTTAAAGTTGCTTATGCAGCCGACCATATTAGAGGACAAGTAAAAGATTACAACTTAAACATAGCAGAAGGAGATATTGATTATATTGCAGCTATGTATGTATTAGGTCAAATAAATGAAGGCTATCAAGATTCTATATCTAAAAATCCAACACATGACAGTACATTTCAACAGTTATTAATGAATAATCCTAATACTACTCCTAACTTATATGACTTAATGAATGTAGCTAAACTAAATACTGTAGGTGCTAACGGTGAAATAAATTTAATAATGCAGATACCTAATATAATTAGAGATATAAGAGGTAGTGGTCAATATACTGAAGCAGAACAAGAAAATAAATTTAGAGAAATTATTATTGATTTACAAGCAACTGTTGTAGGGGAAGGTAGAAACTTTACAGGAACAGCATTAGAAAATTTACCAGAGCATATAGCTAAGTTTGAAGGTACTAATGAAGAAAAAGTTTTACAGTATGAACTAGAAAAAATTACTCAAATAAATAGTTTCTTCCCTCCAGAGCTTAGATACGTAGACTCTAAGTATGATGCAATTATAGAAAAATTTGGTACTCCAGGAACATTACCAGAAGTAATAGACGAGCCTATGGAGGTAGAAGAGGGTAATACTTCTAATGTAGAAGAAACTCCTACTCCTACAAGCACAGAAGAAAATAGACAACTTAAATTCTTTGCTGGTAATAAAATACGTAATGTAGAAACAGCTATTAAAAGAATGGAAGCAGGTCAAATGAGTGCTTTTAATAGTGGAGAGTTTAGAAGATTTGTAGAAGATAAGACAAACGGTGGTACATTATTTGGTAAAAATAAAATATCTAAAGAACGTGAGTTAGATTTAATGAAACAGTATCTTCAAAGTCTATTAGACGACCCTGATAATTATAGAACCATTAGAACTGAACTAACTGAGGAACAAAAAAAAGAAATACAAAGGATTCAAGGTATAGCTTTAGATAACTTAGGAGTAGACTAAATGGCAAACTTTAATTATTCTCCTAGTTTTGCTAGAAGGAACATGCAAAGTACTCCTGTCCAGCAATACGACTTAAATGATTTAGAGACTGACAAAGAATTTCAAGCAGTATCTGAAAGATTTTTAGGTTCTATTGGTGAAGATGGAGATATTTTTGAATATCTAAGAGACTCTGATTTTAACCTTACGTCAGCTATGAAACGATATGCTGACTCTGGTAAATTTACTGAGCAACAAAAGAAAGATTATGCATATCTAAGAACTATGTTTGATGGTGCAGACATAGGTAGTACAGGACAATTTCTTGAATTAATTAAAGACGGTACAATAGATATGGTTACTGACCCTACTCTTATTTTAGCTGCATTGTTTACTCCTTTTAGTGGAGGAGGTACATTAGCTGCTAGAGCTACGTTAGGTAAAGGAGCTGCTCAAGGAATTAAACTTCTAGGCGAGGCTAATAAAAAAGCTTTAAATAAAACACAACTTAAAAAAGCTATTGCAGATGGGTCACTAGAAGAAGCTGCAAAGGCTGCAACAAAAGTAGCAGGTGGTATAGGTGCAATAGAAGTTGGTGGCTGGATGGGTTTACATAACCATGCTAACCAGAACATTGAAATAAATACAGGATTGAGAAGAGCTTACTCAGCAAAAGAATTAGTAGGTTCAACTGCTGCTGGTGTTTTACTAGGTGGTGTTATTGGTTATGGTGGACAGAAGTGGAGTAATTTTTCTAATCCAGTTTTACAAATAAACAATAAGCCTAAAGTATATAGAGACGATAGTCTTATAGATAATGTTAGATTAAAGTTTAATAAAGCCTGGGATAATACCGTAGGCAGACTTTTATTAGGTAATGCTGCTCAACTAAGAACTTTAGAAAAACAAGGGGTAGAGTATGCAACTTTCTTCAGAGGTTTATTAGACCATGATTCTCAATTAGGTATAGGTAAAAGAAGTAATAAGTCAGTAGCCTGGAGTTTTCCTGAACTATTAAATGCTAGACGAGGCAATTATATGTTCATGGATGAGGGACAAAGACTAGGGTTCTGGAAGACTATAGAGCCTATAGCTCCTGATGGGGTTATGATGCAAGCCGATGAGATAGCTATTATTAGGTTCTTAAGAGGAAATACCAAAGCATTAAATGGTAGAAGTAAAGAAGTAAAAGCAGTAGCAAAAGATTTAAGAAAATGGTTTGACGGTATAGCTAGAGATGCTCAAGAGGCAGGCTTTGGTGATATTAGAATAGAAAACTATTTTCCAAGAGAATGGAACAGACAAGCTATAAAAGATAATAGAGATGAGTTTGTTGCACAATTATCTAATGATTTAAAAATATCACAAAAAGAAGCAGGTGAAATTGCAGATGGTATGTTGAACATTAATAATGAGTTATATGCTAGTCATGCTAATTTACTTACACATGGTAGAAAGTTAAAAATAGATGACAATGCTTATGAAAAATATTTAACTAATGAGTTAATACCTGTTAGTGCTAGTTATGGTTTAAATGCTGCTAATACAATACAAACTAAAATAAGTTTTTTAGGTGGTGCTAAATCTAAGACAAAAGTTGTAAAGAAAAAAGATATAGAAGGTAAAGACGTATTAACATTTGAAAGCCTACGAAGAAATAACATAGATGATTTTATAGCGACTCATGTAGACCCTTTAGATGAAGACGTATTTAAAACTTTAGGTAGACGTTTAACACCTACAGAAAGAAAAGACATGATAGAGTCTTTCAAGTCTGTTACAGGTGCAGTAAACTTTTTTGAAGGACAAATAAAACAAGGTGCATACGATACTCTTAAACTTGCTAATGCTATGGCTTACCTGCCTTTAGCTACGGTCTCTTCTTTCTCAGAAGGTTTAATAGCAGCTTCTAGAGTATCAGGAAAGCAGTCTGTAAAAAACTTTCAGTACCAATTAGAAAACGGTCTGCAATTCTTAAAAACAGATTTAAAAAGTTTACTAACCGAAAGGAGAGGCCTATCAGAAATTGTAGCTAACAGAGAAGCTAACAGAGTTTACTTAGCTGTAGATGATGTGCAAGCAGATTTAACAAATAGATTAGCTGGTGATGGATTACAAAATGCAGCTTTACAAAGAGGAGCTAGAGTATTCTACAAAGCTAACTTACTATTGCCTTGGACAAAAACTATTGAGCTTGCAGCTTTTAATACAGGTAGAGATATAGTTGAAGAGTCATTAGTTCAATTAAGTAAACTGCAAAAAGCTGGAATAAAAATATTTGATGATGTTGATACTTTTGTAAACTCAGCAACAGGTAAAGATAAAGACATACTTAAAAAACTAGATAGTATGGATGGAGTTTGGGCTGGTAAAGGTAATCTTTATAAAAGAACAACTTATTTAAAAGAACAAATACAAGACATGGGTATAAGTGTCAAAGAAGGATTGGACTGGTTAGAGTCTGGGGCAAAAAGAAATACTAACTTTTGGACAAAAAATATGTCTATGGCTGGTGGTAGATTTGCAAGAAGTATAATTCTACCTACATCTAGAGAATTTTCTAAAGTTCCTAGGTATATGACTAATCCTAAATGGGATATATTTACACAGTTTTTAAGATACCCTACAGCATTTAGTAATACTGTATTGAAAAACTTTGCTAGAGATACTTTAAATAACCCTGCAATGTCAGCTCCAAGATTTGCTGCTTTTGTAGCAGGTGCAACAGCTATTGCAAGAGGTACTAATTACTGGAGAAGTAGTCCAGAACAACAAGCAAGGTATGACCAGTTTGCAAGAAAGCCAGGAACTGATTTAAAAGGTAAAGCTTTTGATGCTTTTGTAGCTAGAAGTGCAGAAGAAAATCTTAGAGCTTTTCAAAGAGTAGGTTTACTAGGCCCAATAGAATATGGTTTAAGATTTGCAGATGCTTATAGAGCAAATCCAAATCCTTTAGTAGCTATATCAAGTTTAGGTGGCCCTATTATGGGTGACATTACAGGCTCTACACTTTACAACAGAGGCTTGTTTGAAACGTTAGCAAGAAAAACTCCTTTGATAGGTATTAGACATCCATTAAAACGATATACAGGATTTGACCCTTTTGAACCAATTATTGAGGGTGGTAGATTTTTAGATGAAGAGGCTAGATACCAATTACAACAAGGTATTGAAGATGTATTACCACCAAGAGTAGGTTATAAAGAAGGTGGAGTAGTCAAAGATGCTTTCAAAGATGTAGGCCGTATGCAATATAACCAAGGGAATATTGTAGAAGACCCAAGCCCTGTTGATATTACAGTACAAAGTTTATTAGATAAGTATAAAACTCAAGATGAAAAGCAATATAAAAAAGATGGTAAAGGTGAATTTGTTTTAGATAAAAATGGAGAGATGATTCATACTCATAATGCTTTAGTTAATAAAGAGCCAAATAAATATGTTTTATACATGGTTGATGCATTAAAAAGAGCAGGACATCCGTTTCCTGAAATCGTAGCAGTTCAATCAGGTTTTGAAAGTAGATATGGTGCTAGTGATTTAGCTAGGCAACATAACAATATCTTTGGTGTTAAAGATTTTGAAAATGGTGTAATGATGCCTACAAAAGAACTAAATGAAAAGACTGGTAAGTTGGAAGACAGTATTGAACCTTTTGCTGTGTATAAAAATATAGACGGAGCAGTTCAAGGATATATGGAATTTGTAAGTAAATCACGATATGCCGAAGCTTTAAATGCTAAAGATGAAAGAGGTTACATAGAAGGCTTGAAAAAAGGTGGATATGCAACTGACCCTAATTACATAGATAAAATTTATAATAGATATGAAGAACTGAAACAGAGAGGATTGTTTGATTAATGGGATTTCCGTTTGAAATAATTACAATGCTAGCATCTACAGTCCTGGGTGGACTAATGAGTGTGTGGGCTGAGAGTAGAAAAGCTAAAGCAGAACAACAAAAGCTACTAATTACACGTGGCGAGTTTGAGATGAAAGCTAGAAAGCAAGCTATTGATGCTGGACTAGCTGATAAAGGATTTGCTTGGACAAGAAGAATTATAGCTTTGACTTCAGTATTTGCTATTGTACTTTTACCAAAGTTAGTTGCTGTATATTATCCAGATGTATCAGTAACTGTTGGTTATACAAATTGGAATCCAGGCTTTTGGTTCTTTAAAGAAGGAAGAGAAATATTTGAATGGATAACTTTTCAGGGCTTGGTAATTACACAACTAGATACTAACCTAGTATCAGCTATCATAGGTATGTACTTTGGTGGTAGTTTGGTAAAGGGTAAATAATGAATACTAATCAATGGATGAGCCTACTAGAGACGGTAGGAATACCAGCAGCTTTTGCAGTTGCATGTGGCTATATGGTATGGAAGTTATTTCAACACTTAATAGCAGATGTACACAAAAAATTAGATGTGCAGCACGGTATGATAGTTTCATTGATAGATAGAATAAGACAAATGGACAACGATATGATAAGAATAGACTCTATGGTACGAACAGCAATGGGAATATCTATAGATGTCGACAGACTAGCGAGGGCAGATGGGAAAAAAGACCAGAGAAAAGATTGAATTAGGAACGTTAATTGGAATATTTATAATTTCAGTATTAGGTGTGAGTAATCTTCATGCTGATGAAATGGTGCATAAATTTAAAAACCCATCATTTAGTGGTATAGGTACGTCTGCACATTACCTTACTATAGAGAATCAAGAGTTCACTAGAAAAATGACTATAAAAGAAGAACTCAAAGCCTTGCAAGAACAAATAGAAAGAGATAAAGAGAACACTACACTTGCTAGATTTATTAGAAACTTAGAATCTAGAATATATGCACAGTTATCCAGACAGTTAGTAGAAAACTTGTTTGGAGAAAATCCTAGTACAAGTGGAATACTAACATTAGAGGGTAATACTATAGAATATAGTATAGAAGATGGAATAATAACATTAACTATAACAGCAAGCGATGGAACACAAACAGTTATTCAGTTGCCTATTGGTGATTTTTCTTTCTAGTGGATGTGCAGTATTAAGTGAGAATAACGATTTAGTTCTAACAAAAAAAATACAGCCCTCAACTATATTAGAAATACAATCAGATGAGCTATTTGAAATGCCTGGTGCTAAACAGCAGCCAGTTGTAGCAGTATATCCTAACAGTTTTAAAGATTTAACAGGCCAAAGAAGAAGTAATAGTTCTTTTGCCCTATTTAGTACAGCCATAACACAAGCTCCAGAA